CTAATTGTCCCAACAGTCTGCAAACGGGTTCTTGGAATACGCCTCGGAGACTGCCCTTATGTAGTCGCTATCATGCGGTCTGTCGTAGTGCTGTCCGGTGACGCCGCCTACCGAGTGGCCCATGAGCCTCTCTATCGTCCAAGGCTCCATGCCAAGCGTGTACCTAGCGATGGTCTGCCATGACGCCCTGAGCGTCTGCATGGGCAGGTACCTAATACCAGACGAGATGACGAGCTTTCTGTACGTCCTCTTCACTGCTCCCTGAGTAGCTGGCGAGTCTGCGTCTGGACCGACGAGCCACTCGTATCCGGCCTCGCGCCTCTCTGTTGCGACCTCGTGCACGCGCCTTCCCATTGGACCCGGGACGGCGATTGTCCTCTCGCTGAACCTGTTCTTGAGCGTGTCGGTGAGTCCTGATGCCTGTGTGACCTGACGTGTTATTGGCATCGAGCATACGTCAAGCTCCACGGACACCTCCTCGCACCTGACTCCTATGGACTCACCAACGCGGCAGCTGCCGAACGCGCAGAGGAGGAACGGCACCTCTGCCACGGAGCCTCTGAGAGCGTCCCAGACGGCCCTAAGCTCGTCGGCGTCATATGACTCGCTTGTGCTCTCCCTAGACTCCCTTACTGGCATCTCTAGGGCCGCAGAGAACGGGTCGTTGTCGGTTGCGCCCATGAACCTCGCCCTGTCCATGATGCGTGACAGGACAGTCTTGCACTGCATGGCCGTCGAGTTCGTCTTCGAGAGGAGCCATTCCTGAACGTCTGGCGGCGTCACCGCTCCGAGTTGTACGTTCTTCCACCTCGGCCCGACGTGGTTCTTCCACGTAGAGTCGAACTGCCTCCTCGCGTTCGCGCTCATTTGACCGGACTCGCAACGCCTGTCAGCCCAAGGAACCCACCATAGGTCGTGTGCCTGACCGACCGTCACCGAGCCATGCTCCTCCGAGTGCTCGACGTGGAGCAGCGCGAGCCTGTCGTATGCCTGTCTGCGCGTTCCGTGTACCGTCTCGCTCATTCGGCGATAGGTACCGCCTGAGTCCTTGCCCCAGTACCTAATCCTGTAGTGGCCCTTCGAGACGAGCGTCACGCTGCCCCACGATGCCCTCTTCCCGGCCATGGCTATATGTACCAGCGCGCGCCGCAGGCGCGGCAGACCATCTCGGTTCGGTTCCTCTTGCCGGTCATAGCCCCGACGCCAGCGCCAACGGCGGTTCCTACTGGGTTGACAATCGAGCCTACCGCACCTCCGACAACGGCCCTGCCAACGGACACCTTCTTGCCTGAACCGAGGACCATGGTGTCATGCGAGCCGCACTTCGGACAAATGGTCGGGTTGTGCCTGTTCTGGACCTTCGCAGACTTTCCGGCGTACTTGTTGGGCGCGTAGTGGAAGCCGTTAATCTCGGCGAGATACGCCTCGCGCTCATATGATGACGTTGCCGTAGCTTGTTTCTTACGCGCCTCATCGGCCTTCTTTTCCGTGGCCTCATTCGCCTCGCGTACTGCCATGCGCTTCGCATCTCTCTCGTCTGAGATGCGCCTCTCTATCGAGTCCCTCTCTACTATTGCGTCTGCGTGCTTGTAGAACATCTCCCTATCTTCGTCGGTCGGAGAGTAGCCAAGGCGCTTGCTCGCACGCCTCTCATACCTCCTGTCGCCGAATCCGAACGCGAACTCTGGCACAAGCCAGATGCAAGAGCAGACGGCTGTAGGAACAATTCCGTAGTCTGGTATTGCTCCGAGAGACAGGACGGTGAGCGCTATTCCTGCCTTTATCACGCGCCTTACTGGGTCGCCCTTCTTCGCCCTCTCGTTGGCGACGGCGTTCTGCCACCTCCTGTAGCGGATGTATCCGTCGCTGCTCTCGTACTCCGAGACCCTCTTCTCAGCCTCGGAAAGCTGGCTCTCGTAGTCCGGCATGTCTGCTACCTCCCTATATCTCGTACCAGTCAGGCATCGTCGCCCTAACGACAACGCCGATTATCTCTACTGACGGATTTCCGTTGTCAACCACAACTGGCCTTGCCGTTGGGTCCCAGCTCGTTGGCGAAAGCTCGAATCCATTCGTAAGCTCGTTGAGGACACCGAACACAAGCTCCCCGTCAACGGACACGCAATGGATTGCGCCTCGCTTTGGTCTGTCTATGCCTACGTCGACCATTGCGATGTAGCCGCGAGGAACCTTCCTGTTGATTCTGTCATCTTGGACCTCGACGTATACGGCGTTTGGGTGCAGTTCGACTGCCTCTTGCGGTGCTATGAACCTGTTCCGAGCGTCTGACGGGTGGTGAATCTCCTCGACGTTCTTGCAGACAGGCAAGGATGGCGACGGAATATAGCTGCCTCGCTCGCTCGATATCCCGAGAAGGTAGTCGGTGGAGACGCCAAACGCACTTGCAAGTCCGTCGAGCGTTCTGCTGCTGGGCTGAGTCTTTCCAGACTCATAGTTGCTCACGGTCTGACGCTTGACGTCTATCTTCTCTGCCAGAGCGTCCATGCTCCAACCGTTCTGGGTGCGAAGCTCACGTATGCGCTTGCCAATCTGAACTTTCAGCGGCTCGTCCATGAGTCCCTCCTTTGTTGGCAAAGAAACAGTACATCCGGCGTCAAAAATAGTCAACATTGACGCTTGACACGTAAATAAGTTTGCATAATATGAAAAATGTGCCGTCAAACAAATTTGACTACACGGCATGTTTGGAGGTGAATCGAGTTGTATAACTTTGCGAGCGAGCGAGTACGTAAAGGTCTTACGCAATCAGAGTTTGCGGAGTGCATCGGCGTTAGCAAAGAGTCAATATCGCGCTGGGAGCGCGGGGTGACAATGCCAAGCATTGACAGGCTCGCATCCATTGCCGACTACTTCGGGTGCTCGACGGACTACCTTCTCGGCAGGACCGAAGAGCGAAAGAGAATGAACGTTCTGGCTGAATAGCCAACCAAAACCAGCAAACAACAAGTCGAAGCAAGAAGCCATCTAAGGGTGGCTCGGCGGAGCCTTGCGCGGTCGAACCTTAACAACTCAACACCACGTGTGGCGCAAGCAGGGGGAGCCTGTAGCGTCCGCCACGTGCATCTAGCAAGTCTCGCTGGAAGACTGCCGGGCCGCTGCAAGGCGGCACACGTAAAAAAGTTTGCCCCCGCAAAGCCTGAACCAATGCGAGGGCGCGACACAGAAAAGGAGGTCCTATGCCACGTGACATTGTACCGCGAGTGTTCTCGGACGCAGAGTTTAGCGTGCGGGCGTTTCGCGACGATGACGGAAGGCCATGGTTCATAGCCATGGACGTTTGCGGAGCGCTCGCGCTTAGCAACACGACAAACGCGCTAAAGAGAGTCAAAGATTCGGACAAGGGGTGCGTGCGGCTGAGAGACGGAAGCTCTGGCAACCCGAGGAGACGCACCGTCTCTGAGAAGGGAGCGTACGAACTCGCTAACACGTCTGGTAGTCAACGCGCAAACGACTTCATGCGCTTCATGGCGCACAGCGTGATACCTAGTATGCGAGGAGAGTCGTGGCACGTTCCCCCAAGCGAGGCTCCCGAGCAGACGATTGCGCGGGCACTGGTAATCGCTCAGAGGATTCTAGAGAGCCAGAGTCAGGAGATTGGCGAGCTGAGGCGCAATGCGTTCTTCGCAGAAGCGGTCAGAGGCGCCGACACGTCAATCTCAGTGAGCGAGCTTGCGAAGATTCTCAGCAAGAACGGCTATTCGGTGAACGTAACAAAGCTGTACAAGCGGCTCGTCGATGACGGGTTCGTCATTGGGAGCAAGGGACGCGAGTACCACATGCCAACGCAACTCTCCGTCGAGCAAGACCTGTTCGAGATTGCTGAGTCGGTCTACACGCATCCAAACGGCCACACGTCGATTCACCTGAACCCTCTCGTGACCGGCAAGGGGCAAGTCTTCTTCGTCAACAAGTACTGCAAGGAGGTATCAGAGTGAAGTCAGTAGTAGCAAACGGTCGGTCGAGCATCGACAGGTTCGTGTACCAGCATCCGTACGTCTCGTTCGTCGCCTTCCTCGCCATCATGTTCGGCTTCATGGCCCTCGTCGGCCTCAACGACATGGGCGACAGGGTGACGGCTCTCGGAGGAATGTAGCATGCCGGACCTCTACTACTCGATAGGCTCGTCTTACCCCGGTCAGGTGAGCCTCGCTAACCACGGCGTCTACGACCCTAGGGCGAGGCTCCACAAGCCAACACAGGTACTCGCGAACCGTGGTGACTGGAAGCTCGTGAGCGCTTGGAACGGTGAGTCGTACGACTACCTCGCGAGTCACCCGACGCACGGAGACTTTCACCTCAGGGCACGCGACGAGTCAACAGCCCGCACTCAGTGGCGACGGATGCTCGACGAGATGGGGGTGAGGCCAAGTGATGCTTGAGATGACGTACACCGTCCGACAGCTACACGAGATGACAAACGTTCCGATGACAACAATTTACGACGCGATTCACCGTGGCCTACTCAAGGCCAGCACGCTCCCCGGATACGAGCGCGGCTACCGCGTCACGAAGAGCGAGGCCGAGAGGTACTTCTGCGGAGGTGATGCGGTTGAGTGCGAGCGTCCTTGAGTTCTTCGTCCCGTCCAACAGGGTCGACAAGCGTGGTCGCCCGGCCCACATGGACGGAATCAACGACGTGGTCGGCGCCGCGAGGGCCAACACGTATCTCAGCGCGAAGAAGAAGCGCGAGGACACCGAGTGGGTCGCGCTGTACGCACGGAACGCGATGCGCAGGTGCGGATGGGAGACTCCCGACGAACTTGTCACGGTAACGACAATCTGGCATGAGACCTCGACGTCGCGAGACCTAGACAACGTGTATGGGGGCGTCAAGTACGTGTTGGACGCGCTCTGCACTCCCGCCCGTTGGAGCGTCAAGAAAGGTGCGTACACGCGAAACCCGTTCGGATGCGGGGCAATCGTCGATGACTCTCGTAAGTACGTAGGAGAGCTTGTGTTCGGCGTGAAGGTTGACAAGGAGAACCCGGGCGTCCTCGTTCGGGTCGAGAGGATGCGGCTTGAAGGCGCTCGTTCGCCTCTGGTCGCTGACGAATTTGCAGATGGAGGATGCAAATGAGCGACGTTCAGAACGTGACGCCCGAGATTATAGACGTCCCGGAGGTGATAAGCGGTGCGGACAAATGGCTCGCTGAGCAGCGCGCGAAGGTAGCGGCAATCGCCGACGCCTACAAGCCTCACGAGATTACGAGCGGTCAGGACTACCGAGAGAGCAAGCGAGCTAGGACGAGCGCGCGCAAGGCGATAAAGGAGGTCGAGGACGCCCGCAAGCAGCAGGTCGGCGCAATCAAGGACGCCGTGCGCGACTTCGAGTCTCAGGTTCGAGACCTTCTCGCTCCGCTTTCCAGCGTAGACGCCGACTACAAGGCTGCTCTCACCGACTGGGAGAACCTCGTCGTCGACAGCCGGACTCAGTCGATACAGGCGTGGTACGAGGAGGAGTTCTCCGACATTGCGAACGTTGTCCAGTTCAAGATGCTCTGGGACAGGTTCTCCGCCGATGGAAAGTGGGGCCTCTACGGTACGAACGAGGTCGCAATCCGAGATGACGTCTCCAATCGAGTCGGAGAGATAGAGCAGGACCTCGCGACTCTCGACTCGGCTCCGTATGCCGATACCGACAAGGCGAACGTCAAGGCCGAGTACGTGAGGACGCTCGACATGTCATCGGCCCTACGCAACGCAGACGAGGCTAGGAAGGCCCGCGAGGCTCTTGAGCGCGCGGCAGAGGAGCGTAGGAAGCGCGAGGAGGAGGCTGCTGAGTACGAGCGCCAGAGCCGCATCGCTGAGGAACAGGAGGCCCGCGAGCGCGCAGAGGCGGAGGAGCGTGAGCGCCAGCAGAGGCTTGCCGAGGCCGAGGCCGCTCGCCAGCGCCGCATCGAGACTGGTCAGGAGCCTCCTGCGCCAGCGCAGCCGAAGCCAGTTGTTGCCAACGAGAGCGTGACAAGGACGCTCGTGTTCGAGGTCACCGTGCCTGAGAACGTCGTTGGTCAGTTCGTCGCAGCGATGAAGTCGATTGACGGCGTCCACGGAAAGAAGATTGGAGTCAGGTAATGGAAGAGACAACAGCACTCGCGACGTTGGGGCCGTCGCTCAATGAACAGGTAGAGCTTGCGAAGGCGCTCGCGCCAAGCGACATTATCCCCGCTGCGTATCAGGGCAAGCCAGCGAACATCGTCGTTGCAATCGAGTTCGGTCAGAGTATGGGCCTATCTCCGGCAGAGAGCCTCTACCGAATCAACGTCATCAAGGGGAAGCCGACCGCGAGCGCCGAGCTTATCGCGGCTCAGGTCCGCAAGGCCGGGCACAAGCTGCGCGTTTCCAAGGACGAGGCCAACACGAGCGTCACCTGCACAATCGTCCGCAGCGATGACCCAAAGTATCCGTTCGTAGTCACGCGCGACAAGGCGTGGGCGCAGCAGATGGGGCTTGCCGTCAAGGAGAACTACCGCAAGCAGCCGCTCACCATGCTCACGTGGCGAGCAATCACCGCATGTGCTCGCGAGGCTTGCCCTGAGGCGCTCTTCGGCGTCGCGTACACGCCTGACGAGATGCATGACTTCGATTCTGTCGAGCCTGTAAGCGTCGATGAGAGCGCTACTGTCTCGGTGGCAGACGAGAACGCTCCTGTAGATGACGTCCAGAAGGACTACCTGTCTCAGGTGCGCAAGCTGTTCCCCGGGTATCGCAAGGCTCGTGGAGGCATAGATGCAGCCAAGGCCAACAACGAGCTGTGTGGGTACATGCGGGTGAAGTCGCTGCATGAACTCGACGATAGCGGCTCAGAGGCGCTCGCTGAAATGATGAACGACGTAATCTCGCAGTACGAGGCAGGTATCAAAAAGCAGGCGCAGATTGTTTCCGGCGACGTAGACCTCGCTGACGAGGAATACGAGTTCTGATGGCCGGTATCTGCGGAGGGGCGCTCGTTGTCTTCGTGAGGACTGACAAGGGGATAAGCAAGAAGACGTTCAAGCTGTCGGCAATCGAGTGCCAGTCGGCGGCGAAGGCCGTAGACGCGCTCAAGTACGACTACGACGGTAGGCCGAAGAGGTACAGGCAGATTGGCGAGGCAGAGTCGATAGACATTTGGAAGGAGGTCAACAGCGGGGTGTCGTTCGCCGACATTCAGGAGAGTCACGGGATATCGCCGCTCCAAATAGAAAGCGCCGTGAAGAGGTGCGAATGCGGGCGGTACGGAAAGCTAGAGCCTTAGAGGAACAGGAGACAAATGAGCATCAACGAGGTAGCAATCTCGGGGAACCTCACACGGGACCCGAACATCCGCAAGACCGCGATTGGAAGCTCCGTCATGAACTTCTCGGTAGCGGTCAACGACCGTCGCAAGAACCAGCAGAGCGGGGAGTGGGAGGACTACCCGAACTACGTGGACTGCGTACTCATGGGACGCCGTGCGGAATCGCTCGCGCAGTACCTCTCGAAGGGGACGAAGGTTTCCATTGCTGGCAAGCTCCACTACAGCTCGTGGGAGAAGGACGGACAGAAGCGCTCGAAACTTGAGGTCCTCGTGAACGAAATCGAGTTCATGAGCCGAGGTAACGGCAGCGGAGGCCAGTACCAGCAGACGCAGCAGTACGCGCAGCCACAGCAGCAGAAGCAGCAGAGCATCTATGACGATGACAGCATCCCGTTCTAAGGAGAGCCAAATGGAAAGCACCCACATCGACGAGAGCGCGGCCCGCAAGGTCGAGGACGCAATACGCAACAAGAGCGGCGTGTTCATCGGAACGCATGACTGGTTCGAGGCAACGGGAGTCACTAAAGACGAGTACGAGGCGTACCTCGACTACGGCGTCCGCTACGCCTCCCAGCTCGACTACAAGGACGCCCACTCAGACATTCCGGGAGCGGTGAGCACGAAGGGCGTAGTCGGGAAGTTCACCGGCGACTCCAAGAAGGTCACCATCCAGATTAGCATCGACCCGCACAACTACGGAGACGTCGCCACGATTCAACGAATCATTGGCGAGCCTCTCGACCTCGTCATGTACCCAATTCAGGCGCCGCTCCCTATCGATGACGATGGCCGGTACGTGCCTGATGGCGTCGAGCCGATGTTCTAACAGAACACACAAGTCCTCCCGCGATTGGAGGCGCGGGAGAGACCTCTGGGCGATGGAGGTTGCCTTTGAGGCGTGACATGAGGAAGGACAGCCTGACCCTAGAGAGGTTCAGGAGGTGCGAGGCGGCTGCTAGGCTGCTTGAGAAGGCAAAGGACTCTTCCATCACTCGCAAGGCTAACGCAGCGAGTGGGTTCGAGTGGTGCGAGGACATGCTGGACGAGGCTTGGAACGACATAGACAGAATCGCCGAGCAGTCCGGAGACAGGGACGCTCGAATAGTCGCCGCGCACTTCCTGTTCCTCGAAACGTGGCTTGACACCTCCTCGGAGATTGGGCTGTCAGTGGACAAGACGAAGAAGCTCGCATACGCCGCTCTCATGCGGCTTGACAAGGAGGAGTAGCTTGGAGCGAATCAACGTTGCCGTTGAGGCAGGTTGCAAGATTCCGCGTCGTGGAGACGATGACTCGGCGGGACTCGACCTCAGTGTATCGAAGGAGGTATCGATTCCTGCGAGCGGCCACAAGATGTGCCATACGGGAGTCCACGTCCAGATACCGAAGAACCACGTCGGACTCGTGTTCATCCGCAGCAGCGTGGGCGCCAAGCGACACGTTGAGCTGTCAAACGGCGTCGGCGTAATCGACTGCGGATACACGGGAGAGGTCATGCTGCCGCTCCACAACCACGGGAACTCCGCGCAGCACTTCCGTGCGGGAGAGCGCGTCGCGCAGCTGGTAATCGTTCCGTGCGTCATGGCGGACGTGAACGTTGTTGACGAGCTTGAGGAGACGAGCCGAGGAGACGGCGGGTTCGGAAGCACTGGGAAGGACTAGGGAATGGGACGATTCGACATAGCGGCAAACACAACGACCGACATGAGGCGCGACTACCTCAAGAGCGCGATGGAGGCGCGCAAGGAGCGCGCAACGGTGAAGAAGCGCATCAACAGCGGAGAGCTTACAATCGCCGACGTGCTCGACATGGATTCGAAGTACGTGAGGCGCATGCACGTCGTAGACCTTCTCTCAGCGCGCCACGGCTACGGAAAGGCCGGTGCCTTGAAGCTCATGAAGAAGCTCAAGATTGGCGAGCGTAGGCGAATCAGCGGACTCGGACCCAACCAGCGCAGGAAGCTGCTAGAGGCCGTCGAGAAGGGCCAGTAGAAGACATTGAACCGAGTGGAGGCGTCGATTGTCGGCGCCTCTCTCTTATAGATGGGGGCTGCACATGGTAGGCGAGCACTGTAGCGAGTGCCGCAGGTTCTTCGAACTCGAATTCGACGATAGAAGCAGGGTAGAGCTTGGCGAGAAGACATGCAAGGAACTCGCCAAGAACTTCGGCTGGTGCAAGGCATGCGAGATGGTCGTTAGCAGGAACTCGCCAATCTACATCGACGATGACAACATCTGCGAGAACGTCTTGATGTGAGGTGGCGAACATGGTTGACACGGAAAGCGGCGAACTCAAGCGTTGCCCGTTCTGTGGTGGCAAGGCGGAGTACAGACTCAAGAGCAACGGAGCTGGCAGACAGACTCAGGTATACGTCCGTTGCACCGCGTGTGGCGCGCGCTCGCGTGGCACGGCCGAGCGCTACAGGTCGAACCTCGCGGCGCTGTGGAACATGAGGACGGAGGACAGGCGTCATGAGCAAGATTAGCGACGAGCTGCGCACCATCGCCGACCGCATCGACGCTGAGCTGGTGGAGCTGCCGAAGGACAGGGACGGAGCACCCATCCACGTCGGTGACACGGTGTACCTGATGCCGGAGCTGCCACGCGACGCCGATGGCTCGACCATCCGCGTTGGGGACGTGGTGTATGGACGATGGGTGCAGGGAATGCGTGACCGAAATCGAGAGATATGGACGGAAGATGACAATGATTAGCGACGAGATACGAGAGTTAATCGATGACGAGGACTTGTATCCGGGCCAAATTGCCGGGCTAAGGCTCATCGCCGACCGCATCGACAACGAGATGGTGGAACTGCCGAAGGGCAGGGACGAGAAGCCGATAAAGCCAAGGCAGACGGTGTACGACCTTAGCGGGAGTGGGTGCAAAGTCGATAACCTGATTCTGTATTTCGATGGCAGCTGGCTTGCGCGTATCACTCCAGAAGGCTCTTCCAAGAGCTGCGAAATCATCCCAGAATCACTCACCCACACCCGCCCCGACAGCTTCGAGAGCATCGCGGACGAGATGGACAAGTTTGTGGACGATACCCCCGGTATTGACACCTTTTATGCAAGCACGGCGTCTCGTCTGCGCGACTTCGCAGACCGCATTCGCAAGCTTGCGAAGGAGCAGGACCATGAGTAGGCGAGTCTGCGAGACGTGCGCGTGGTTCGCGGCTGGTGAGTACGAGCACGGCATCTGCGTGTACCGTGTGCATACCAATCCGTCCAAGGCAAAGCACTGGGTCATATCACCAGTCATCGCCGCCGAGCGCATCCGCATGAGCGATGACACCTGCGAGCACTGGGAGCGTGAGGAGGACGACGCGAATGAAGCTCGATGACGATTACAGATGGTTCGCGCTCATGGCCGTTGCGGCGACGTTCGTCGCTGGGATGGCCGCGCTTGTGCAGGGCCTTACACATACGTTCGGAGAGACGTTGGCGGACTTCGTGGCGGCTGCTTTGTTGCTGTCGATGTCGGCTGCGATTGCGTTGGAGGTACGCAAGTGAGCGAGGGCGATTCGGAGCTGTACGTCATCGAGCTTGGCGGAGACGGCGGAGACGCAACGAGCATTCGTAGGCTACTTCAATGCACCTACTCAAACGGCGGCGCGTTGGATGTGTCACGCCGCGACATAACGGCCATGCACAGGCTGGTGTGTTGCAAGGAGTGCCGCCATGTGTACGAGCACGCGGACGCACGGGGACGCTGGCTCCTGTGCAACATGAGCACATACCGCGAAGTCGAGCCAGACGGATTCTGCTCGTGGGGCGAGAAGCGGGAGGGCTAGCGATGGGTGACTACGACTATATGTTTGGAGCTGGTATCAGTGACTCACTCCATTAGCGAGGTGCGCCGCGAGGTGGCGGCTAAGCTGCGCGGTCCGTTCGACGTGTGCGAATGCGTGGGGCATACGTACATCAACGGCACGCTCTACGGGATGCAGGTGTGCGCGAGGGACGAGCTGGCGCTGCGCGACGGCATGCGACACCTCGCCGACCTCATAGACCCGACGTGTGGCGAGTGGCGCGATGACCCGCACCCGATAGACCCAGCTGGATTCACCGAGGACGATAGCGGGCTTTGGTGCGAGCACTGCGACATTCCGCTCAATCCCGATTATCGCTACTGCCCGTACTGCGGCTCAAGGGTGGTGAGCGATGATGGTGAGTAGCGACGAGCGCCGCGAGGTGGCGCGGAAGATTCGCGAGTACGCGGACGCCTACGGCGATGGAATCGAGGACGCGGAAATGGTGCTGCTTGGCACCGTCTGGGGCAGGGACAATCGCGGCGATGTGGTCAGACCGACCAGCGAAGCGGAGCTGCTTTCCATGCTCGCCGACCTCATAGACCCGACGTGCCACGAGGTCGGAAGTTGGTGCGAAAGCGGCTTGTACTATCCGACCATCTACCACCATGAGCTGTCATGCGGGCATACCATCACGACTCCATATGGTGCGCTGCCTGAATGCTGTGACGAGTGCGGAGCGAGGATTTTGGACTATGGCGAGCGAGAAGACTGAGCCTATTCGTATTAGATGCTGCGGCAGCTGCGACCAGTGGACTCTCGATGTGGCGCTCTCGCATGAGGTTGGGTTCACGTGCGGAGAATGCTGGATGTTTGGTCAACATCGGTATGTGAATGCGTGGTGCAACGCATGGGAGAAGAAGGCGGATGACGATGACTAGCGACGTGTACTGTCCCAAGTGTGGGCGCAAGCTGCTTGTGGGCTGGGAGTTTGGAGCTGCCACCGCCACCAACGGCTTTGGAGATGCGGTGTGCGATTTCGAGGGATACATGAGTCACGTGCTGTACGACTACAAGCGCAAGTGCCCGTACTGCGGCACCGAGCTAGAGATTAGCCACGTGCTGGTGCCGCACTTCACGGCGGAGTTTGCGAGGTGATTGCATGAGTGACGTGGTGAGCGTCGTGCTGTTCGCGGGGCTGATTCTGTTCCTCGCGTTCGCGACGTGGTGCTGGATGTGGCCGAGGTGATGCCATGGAAGAGAATAGAAGCGGTTGCGATAGACGGTCTGGATTCAAAGAGAATCCGGGCCGTCTCTCTTCTGAGGCAGAAACGTGCGTGATGTACAGAGTAAAGCTTCCCGACGCAGACCCGAAGCGCTGCGTTGAGTTGCTCTACTGCAACAAGTGCGGCCACGCGACACCAGACACGTCAAGCGTGTACTGCCCGAAGTGCGGCAGGGAGGTCGCGTCCGTAATCAACAGCATGTACTCCTGCGACGCGCTCAAGTACGCGCATGACACTGGATTCGACGAGGGATACGAAGCTGCCATGGAGGAGCGAGATGGATAGGTGGGAGAAGGCAGACGCCAAGAGGCTCAGAAGGATACGCAAGCACCTGAGCAAGGCTTGGACAGAGACGTTCGCGCTCAGCGACAACGCGAGCTGCAAGGAGGTCCAAGACAAGATAGAGGAGTCAATGGTGGCGCTCAACTCTGCGTCTTACGACTACACATTGTGGTATTTCGAGAAGGAGGCTCGCGAAGATGGATGACTGGAATTACAAGACGCAGATTCACTTCATTGGCACCAACGAGACAATCGACATGGACGGAGACTGGGCCGAGTACCTCAAGAAAAATAGCTGCGGCAACATCCGCAAGTGGCAATTCTTCACGAACGGAATCATAAACATGGACGCCGTGAGCTACGTGAAGGTGGTGAAGACGAAGTGAGCGACGTGAAAGACAGGCTCTCAGTAGCAGAGAGCATGCGCGAGGAGGCAGACGGATACCGGCGCAACGAGGCGATGTACGGGTACGTCTCGCGCTTTGACACCGGCGAGATTCCGGGGATGTTCCAAGACCTTGCGCAGTTCGTCGGCCTCAGAGGATACGTCCGAACTGACGAGCTATTCGACAGGCTCTCAGACCTCATTGACCCTACCTGCGAAATGCTTGAAATGGATGACTACCAGCCCTCCCACAAGTTCAAGCGCTGGAATTGCAGCCATTGCGGCGCAGTCAACTTCGCTCCGTTCGCCACGAAGCGAGTCACGTACTGCAACAGCTGCGGCCACAGGGCGACGCTCTACGGATTCCAAGAGAGCGAGGGCATGTCGCCGAAGCTCGTGGACGAACTCAGTGGAAAAGTGGTTTGTGACCACGTTTATAAGAATGCGCTAAATACTCGCGATAGAGACTAACAGTTCAGATTCTACTCGCCTTGAATCGTGGCTAAGATAGGTCATAAATCCAATAAAAGAGGTGGTTTTATGCTCAATCCAGTAACCGTAGTCGTCATCTGCGTCACGGTGGTAATCGTCGTCGAGACCATCTGCAATGCAGTCGTCGAAATCCACGAGAGGGGAGGCGGCCGCTAGTGACGGCGACGAACCCGGACTACTACACGCAGCGCAAGGTCGAGCCTATAGACGTCATCGAGAAGGTGTGCGACGGACTCGACGGGCGCTCCTCGTGGCTACTCGGCAACGTGCTCAAGTACGCCCTCAGGGCCGGATACAAGACAGAGGACCCGACCGATGACCTCGCGAAGGCACACAACTACGCCCATCGCCTCACGACGGGGTACTGGGCCGATGAGTAGCGGCGGATACGTGCCGCTCTCGAAGCTCATGGGGAAGGCGTCGAGGACGAGGATGGCGCCGGAAGAGGCGGACGAGGCCCGCTCTAGGATGGCCGGTGCCTTCGTCGCAGGCTCGCTAGAGGAGCTTGCGGCGATGTGCATCCACGACGGCTCCGAGGTCCCGAGGTGGCTCCAAGAGGGAATGTCGCGGGACGTCGACGGGACGTGGCCTGAGTGGTGGCGCGAGCACCAGTCGAAGGTGGACGGTCAGGAGCCTTACACGCCGAACCTAATGCTTGTGAACGCGGCGAAGGAGTGGGCTGCTAGGAACGGAGTGAGCCTCTCGTAGCACGAGCGGCGTTATGGCCGGCCTGATGATTGCCGATGGAGGGTTATGGCCTCCGCGAATGGTACAATCTACGGAAGCCCGGCAAGTCGTGCCATAACCGCGACGAGCTGGGCTTTCTTGTTGTTGTGGGGGTGTTTCCATTGGACGCATGCGAGCACGACGGCGAACTCTACGACGCGCCGCTCGACTGGTTCAGGTTCGACGCGGACTTCTCAAGCGAGATAGGCAGGAGCGCGCTGTTCAACGGCTCCGTCTCCGACTTCGGTCGGTGGGCTAAACTGCTCGTCATCCTCGCGAGGGTCAAGGGCCACGTGCTCAGGATGGGCGACAACATGACCTGTGACTACGTCATGCGGTGCCTAGAGTTCTCAGACAAGGCGAGCCTCGCGGCGTTCGTCGCGAGAATGAGCGCCACGGGAGTTGTCGACTACGACCCCGAGACGGACACGGTGTCGGAGCGTCAGGTCTCCGAGTCGGCGGAGAAGATGGCGAACAAGAGGGCGTCGTGCAGGAGGGCCGGGAAGAGGTCCGGGCAGGTGCGCTCTCTAGGTTCCGCAGGTGAGGATGACGCGAAGCCTAGGTTGGTGCCAGCGGAGGGCGAACGCGCGTTGAACGCGCCTAAAGCGAACCTTCAACTTGAGTTGAACACACGTTCAACCGACGTTGAACGCACGTTGAACACACCTCGAACGAAATCGAACACAATAACAGTAACAAGTACAGTAACAAGTACAAGTACTAAAGAACACTGTCAGAAACGCGGCGACGAAGAGGCGATAGGGCGCGTCATATCCCACCTGAACGACGTCGCCCACAAGTCGTACAGGGCATCGTCGAAGAGGAGCGCCCAAGCCGTGAGGGCGAGGCTCGCGGACGGATACACGGAGGAGCAGCTGCTCCACGTCATCGACGTCAAGTGCGAGGAGTGGCTCGGTACCGACATGGAGAAGTTCCTGAGGCCAGAGACGCTGTTCGCGCCGTCCCACATCGAGGGCTACGTCAACCAGCCGACGAGGGCCAGCATGAGGCAGCGCGAGAGGGAGATTCCTCGTGGCCAGTACGGCGTCAGGAACTCCGTCAGCCACTGGTCGATGCCGGTGGGGCAGTGAGATTGGAGCGGGAAATGGAGAAGGAGCTTGAGGACGAGGTATCGAGGTGGAGGGAGGAGAGGTACCGCGAGAGGCTGTCCCGGATAGGGATACCGACGAGGTACGCAGATGCCACCGATGCAAGGGCCGAGGAACTCGCCGAGAGGCTCGTGAGCGGAGGCGCAACGGGACTCTACGTCTACGGCGACGTCGGCAGCGGGAAGACGTGGCTCGCTTGCTCCGTGCTGCGCCGGGCCGCGAGGAGGGAGAGGTACCAGCCGAGGGCCTTCGGTGCGGTGTCGATGCTCTCGTCGCTCAGGGCCTCCTACGACGGCAGGCAGGGCGTCACGGTCGAGGAGCTTGAGAGGGCCGACATGCTTCTCGTCGATGACCTAGACAAGCCGAGGTTCACGCCTTGGGCGTTGGAGACGCTCTACGAGGTGGTGAACGCGAGGGTGGAGAACGGAAGGCCGACCATCGTCACCGCCAACAGCGACATGGGAGGACTAGCCGAGAGGCTCTCGGCGATTGACCCGGTGCTCGCCGAGGCGATATGCGACAGGCTCGTGGGAGGGGCGATTGCGGTGCGCATGGAGGGCGAGTCGAGGAGGAGGTGGCTCGATGCCGAGTGACTACCACTTCAAGAGGACCGAGGGACTCACCTGCGGGGAGAGCAACTTCCTCAAGGCCTACGCGCCGTCCACGCTCTGCGGAGAGGACTTCAACATCGTGGAGAAGTTCAGCAGGGCAGTGAGGTTCTTCCCGTACTGCACGAGGAGCGACATGGGCCTCATGACAGAAGTAGCGGAGTCGCTCGTCGGGAAGGGCCTCCTCAGGAGGGGGAGGGGGAAGAGGGGGCAGGTGTACAGGCTCACCGAGGACGGGGAGAGGGCATGGTACGGTCTCGTTGGCGGGAAGGACAAGGCGGAGCGTTCGAGGCTAACCAGCTACAGGGCCGTGATGAAGGCGAAGATGAGGGGCATAGATGAGTAGCGAGCAGAGGCCGAGGACCGGCAGGGGCAGCGGGCGGAAGAGCAACTTCCCTACGGCGACGAGGCCCGTCGAGAAGAGCAACGACGTCTCGTATGCGAAGGAGCTGTTCATGCTCCCGACGATTGACATGGGGGACCCGGAGGCTGTGCGCGACAGGTACTTCGAGCTGCTGGAACTCAGCGAGAAGTACGGGAGGGCAATCACGATTGAGGCGCTGTCGATGGGGTTCGACACGACGCGCGAGGAGATTATCGAGGTCAGCAAGGGCGAGAAGTGCAGACTCGGCGCAAGGCTTAGCAGCGAGTCGCTCCCTATTTTTCAAAAGTGTCTGAATTCCGTCGCAGGTATTTGGGCCACCCACATGAGCAGCGGAGACTTCAAGCAGCCCGTGGCTGGCATCTTCATCGGAAAGAACAACTTCGGCTACGGCGACGTGACCGAGACGGTCATCCGCCACGAGAGCGGACAGCAGGGGCCGTCGAGGGCCGAACTTGAGGCCAAGTACCAGTCAGCGCTCCCATCGGAGACTCCAATCGACGCCGACGTGGAGGCCGTCTACGAGCTGCCGAAGCCGAAGAAGGCCACGGCGAAGCGCAAGACGAGCCGGGCGCGGAAGACGAAGGCGAGCGGTCGAGGAGGAAAGGCGAGTTCGTGAGCCGAGGGCCATCCGAGTTTCAAAAACCTTTATTAGGGGGTCGGCCAGAAAATTTCTCCGAATTTCAGAAACCTTTATTAGGGCATCTGCACAGGTAGAAACCGAAAACCCGCGAGCGAGAAACCCGGATTCTCAGACACAAAAGCGCCTCGGGGCCAGTCGCGGCCTCGGGGCGCTTTCTTTTTGCCGTGGTTCCCGGATGGAAACTAGAGCGTGCGGATGATACGGGAATGTGGCTGTATGGCGATACAAGGTCCGTTTTAGGGCCGATAGCGGATGAACGCTAGTAAGTGCCCACATAGGCAAACGCAACGCCTTAAATCGCCTTAGAATCGCTTGCAAGCGGATTGTGGAGAAACGCACGATATGCGGCGACGGCGTCCCGGCGACGTCGTGGGCGTGGCGAGCGCTGTATTGCGCTGCATGGAATGGTGACGCTAGGAAACAGCGCTTTGTGTGATACACGGGAATGGCCGTGCGAGACGCTACGACGGCAAAATTAGGCCGTCAAATACAGAACGCTAGTAAGTAGCAACGTTGCTGTAAATGACGGCTAGAAACGCCTTAGAATGGCTTGCAAGGCGTGGGCTATGTGCGGCGCCATTCGGTGAGGTCGCGACAAAAGAAAACGCCCCCGGTTCATCCCCGGGGGCGCTGCATCATGTGTTGTTACAAAGCCAAAAAAGCACTAGCAGTGGTAGCCATACTGGCGAAAGCAAGACAGCCAAAAGTATCAAGAGCGGGCCGTAGTCGTGTCTCATGCGCCCACCTACCAAATGCCGTTATAGACGTGGCCGTCCTCTTCAAAGAGTACTTCGTAGAAGTTGCATTCTTCCGAAAAATGTTCTTCGCTTGTGACGTCTTCCCAACTTACTTCGATAAGGCCGTCTACCGCGTCACACACCCGTGAAGCTGCGTCAGAAAGAATCTTCTCCATCTTGTCGCGGTAATGCGTGGCCCTTTCGTCAGCTTGTCCGGATAGCCTAAGATACGTCGATGCTTCGTCCGCCTCTACGTCGGCGTCGGTGTACATGCTGAAAAATACGCCCGATTCTTCGGTGTAGCGGTCGCGCATGTATGCACAGTGTGCAAACTCTTTTCTGACGTCTATAAATTCATCGTCGTTTATCCAAGCACTCGCGATATCGATATCACACCAAGCAGAATCGCGATAGAATTCCGGAAAAGCATCGTCATAGCAAGCATCAGTAAAAAAATCGGCCTTGTAGGTGGTCGCATATACGCCGCCGATTCTGATATCTACGCCGGTAGCTTCCTCAAAAGCGGAAATTGACTCGTCCACGTCAGAGAAAATGAGTTCATAATTGTTTGAAGCACCCATAGGCGACGTTACAAATGCATCTAGTGCGCGCGTCTTAGACTCTTGCGGAAGTTCTTCGTAAGAGTAAAGAGTCTTAGTGATTGTGATTGTCTTCATGGTTAGGCCTCTTCTTCCGTTGCCAATTTGGCCGTGTCGTTCGATTTCGTAGTCACGCGCGAACGGCACGGCTTCCCACGGGTCCATATCCTCAAGCGCTTCGGCGATTACGTCACATGCAAGGCTAAGTCTTCCAGCTACTCACATAGACGCAAAATCTTCGGCGGTGTATGACTCTTCGTCTTCGGTGCCCTCATGTATGGTGAAAAGCTTTTTCATGGTCTCAAGTCCTTTCTTGCTAGTCCTCTTCGGTGACGTCTAGCGCGGCGATGAGGCGGCGTCCTAGTCCATCGTTTCGTATCTGTCGGCTATTGCCTTGCGTGCCTCCGGAGGCAAGTACAGATACACCGGATGTGCCTTGCCTATGTAGTCGCGCCACATGCGGATTACACGCCATTTGCCACACCGGTACTCAAGTTGAAAGTGGGTCGATTGGGGCGTCGTGTAGCGCTTGTGGTAAGGCTCCGCGTTGTGGATATCGACAGACGCGCGGATGTAGTCCATATGAGACTTAGGGATAGCGAGATAGTGCTGTACCCGGTCCGCCCATATGAGTACGTCCGTCACGTCGATTGTCCGACTAGTGCAGCGGCCTTGTGCGTCCTTGATGGCTTTGTCCAGTGCGACATATGCGCGGGTCTCACTCATCGCCTCAAGCTTTGCAGCACGCGCCGCCTCCGCCTCCGCCTTGCGTTCGGCGCTGCACCGGGGCGACTTTGTGTAAAGCGTCTCCGCCTCCGCGCTTTTCCATTGGTCGATTAGTGACTGGATGATGATTTCTTTCATGACGTCCGTCCTTTCTAAGCCGACTTGCTTACTTGACACATTGCAAGCGTATCCGCTTGTGCTTTGCACACACATACAAGCCGATACGTTTACATAGATTCTCCACAAAATGGCGTTCGTCTGTTTGTGTGGGATTTGACGCTCGACATAGTACCAGATAGCGGCCCACGACCCACGACCCACGACCCTACCGGGCAGGGATTGTTGCAGTCCTTATACGCTCTGCTAAGCCTCTCCTCCGCCTGTGAAAACAAAAAGGCGTTGACAGCAGAATCGCTTGGTGCCACACTACAGATGGCAGAAGCCGCTAGGCAATGGAGGTGCCAGCATGAGGTCATCGGACGTGATTCGCAACAGGGTCGAGGCGTCGGGCACGTGGAGCATACGCGCGCTCTCGCAGAGGCTCGGCATGATGCCGCAGACGTTCAACAACAGGCTCAAGGCCAAGTCGGTCGGCGTGGGGTTCCTCGTCGCGTGCCTCGACGTCCTCGGATACAGGCTCGTGGCCGTCCCCATCACGTCCAAGCTGCCGTCAGGCTCGATAGAGGTCACTGACGAGATGGCCGTCCGTCCTGCACCTGCCAACAAGAGGGGCGGCGAGTAGCATGGCGACCTACGGCTACGTCCGCGTCTCGACGGAGCGCCAGAACCTCGACCGCCAGCTCGCGACCATGGACTCCATCGGCATCACGGGCGACTCCCTTTTCCGCGACAGGGCGTCCGGGAAGTCGCTGGACCGCCCCGGCTGGAAGGCGCTCATGGCTACCGTCACGGATGGCGACCTCATAGTCATAGACTCGCTCGACCGACTTGGCCGCAACTTCGGCGAGGTGACGGAGCAGTGGCGCGAGCTTGTCCACCACAGGGGAGTCGATATCCGCATACTCGACCTCGACTTCATGGACTCCCGCAAGTTCCGCGAGATGGGCGACATTGGCGAGGCAATGGAGGCCGTGGTCCTCTCAACGCTCGCCTACGTGGCCCAGAGCGAGCGCAAGGAGCTGATTCGCCGCACTAGGGAGGGCGTCGCGATAGCCAAGGCTGCAGGGAGGATGCGCGGTGGCGTCAAGAAGCGCATACCGGAGGAGCGCATGGAGGAGGCCCAGAGGATGCTCTCGGGAGGCTCGACGAAGAGGGAGGTCGCGTCCTACCTCGGCGTCCATCCGAACACCGTCTCGAACATGCTCAAGGACGGGAGGCTCGTGGCGTAGGGTCGCACGCATCTCGCGTTGTTCGGGGCCACCATCCATGGCGTAGGAACGTTGCCATTGGAGGTGGCCCTCATGCGTGTCGGATGGTTCAGCTGCGGGTGCTCGTCGCTCGTGGCGTGCAGGCTGGCGAAGCCCGACGAGGTGATATACATACACGTTGCCGACCAGCATCCGGATACGCTCAGGTTCCTCCACGACGCCGAGTCGGTGCTTGGCCGCGTCACGGTGCTTAAGAGCGAGGAGTTCGGATGCGTCGATGACGTTCTCAAGCTCGGGTACATCAATGGGCCGGGCGGTGCCGCATGCACGCTCAGGCTCAAGAAGTGGGTCCGTCAGGACTGGGAGAAGGAGCACTGGGCGCGTCACACGTACATCTGGGGATATGACGTCACTGAGCGCAGGAGAGCAGAGCGCGTGTTGGAGACCATGCCGGAGTTCGACCACGAGTTCCCGCTCATAGAGCACGGCCTCACGAAGGCCGACTGCCACGCCCTCTGTGCCAAGTGGGGCATCAGGAGACCGAAGATGTACGACCTTGGATACCCGAACAACAACTGCGTCGGGTGCGTAAAGGGCGGGATGGGCTACTGGAACAAGATTCGCGATGACTTCCCCGAGGTGTTCGAGTCTAGGGCGAGGCGCGAGCGCGTGGTTGGACACAGCTGCATCAAGGGAGTGTTCCTAGACGAGCTTGACCCAAGCAAGGGGCGGAATAAGGTCGTTGTGCTCGATTGCTCTCTCGCCTGTCAGGCGGTGTCCGAATGACGCTCGGACTCGTCGAGTCGATATGCGTGTACATAGACTCGCACCCGCGCGACGTCGGCGCGTACGCCGACGCATCTGCGGCTGTATCGCAGTCCAGCGAGGATGGTGCGATAGACCACTCTGGCAACCAGCTCGTGCTCTCGCGCCTAACCGACGCGATACGTGGCGGATGGGCGTCTGCGCAGCAGCTAGAGGCTCTCGGAGACTGCTACCGCAGCGTCATCACGGTCGATGCCCGTGTGGACTTCGACTCGTTCGCGCAGGCGATGGAGCTTGACCGCGACCCGAAGTCTAGGCTCTGGCTTCCGCGCAGGAGCCGACTGTGGAGGCTCTACAGGGAGCTTCAATGGTTCGAGACAGACCCGAAGGCGGAGTTCCTGTCAGTCTCCATGCCTCCGCGCACCGCGAAGTCCTCCACGTGCTGCATGGCTGTGGCGTGGCATTCCGGGCGCGACCCGATGCACTCGAACCTCGTCGTTGCGCACTCCGATGCGCTCACCGACCACTTCTACAATCAGGTCCTAGAGTTCATAACGGACCCGCGCTACCGATTCTCCGAGATATTCCCCGAGGCCCCGCTCGTCGAGAAGTCCGCCGAGTACGAGTCGCTGACGCTGGGCCAGAGGCGCTCGTACCCGTCAATCACCTGCCGCTCCGTGTCCGGAACGCTCACCGGCGCAGTCGAGGTCGGCGAGGGCGGATGGCTGTACGCTGATGACCTCGTCAAGGACATTGAGGAGGCGCGCAGCCCGACCCGTCTGCAAAAGAAGTGGGACAACTACGTCAACCAGTGCTACGACCGCCGCAAGACAGGCGCCAAGCAGCTCATGGTCGGGACGCGATGGGACGTCAACGACCCGATTGGCCGCATGAGCAGGCTCCACGAGGGCGAGGAGGGCTTTCACACCCTCGTGATACCGGCGCTCGACCCCGAGACGGGCGAGAGCAACTTCGAGTACGAGTACGGCGTCGGCTTCTCGACCGCCTACTACATAGACATGAAGAGGACAACGGACTCGGCGACGTACTCAGCGAAGTACGACGGCGACCCGATAGTTCGCGAGGGCCAGCTGTTCCCGCCAGACTCGCTGGAACGCTACCTGTCACTCCCCGACGAGAACCCGACGCGCACCGTGGCCGTCGTTGACACGAAGGGCGTCGGCACAGACTACTGCGCGATGCCGGTCGCGATGCAGTTCCCGTCAGTCCCCGGGAAGTGGTTCATCGCTGACGCGCTCTGCGACAACTCGGTGCCGAAGGTCGTGAACAGGCGCGTCGCCTCGATGATTGCCTCCAACGGCGTTCAGGTCGCCCGCTTCGAGTCGAACGCAGCCGGTGGGACCGTCGCCGACTCGATACAGAAGGCGCTCACCGCCATGGGCGCGCTCTGCTCCATCCAGAAGAAGTACACCATGAGCAACAAGGAGACGAGGATACTCGCCGCCTCGCCTTGGATAATCAACAACTGCGTGTTCCGCGACCCGTCTCTCTACGACACGAACAGCGACTACGGTCGCTTCATGTCTCAGGTAACGGGGTTCGTTCTCGACGGAAAGAACGTCCACGACGATGCGCCGGACTCGCTCTCGATGCTCGCGGACATGCTCGCGAAGAGCGTCAAGGCGAAGGCGACGCCCGTCAAGAGGCCGTTCTAGCCACTCCGCACGACGTGGGAGGGGAGCGGAATCAGACTCCGCAGTAGGGGTGCAGCCCCATCGCAGGAGAGGGCGGAGGACCTCCAACTCCGCCCTCCCAAGCGCGAGACACGAGCGGGGGAGCCTAGTGGCAGACCAGACCGAGAACAACGTAGTGCGCAAGGTTTACAGGGGACGCAGGCGCATCCTCTCGTCTCCCGTGTCGATAGACGCAGGCAACGTGGCTCATGTGTTGGAGAGGGCGCTCGTCGTGCATGGCGCAAACGCCGCCGACGAGGCTTACCTCCACGGGTACTTCCTCGGGGACCAGCCGGTACTCCGCCGCAAGAAGGCGGTGCGCCCGGAAATCAACAACGCGCTCGTCGAGAACAGGGCCTACCAGCTGTGCAAGGACCGGGCGGACTCCCTCGCCGGTGAGCCGATAACCTACTCGGCCCACGGCAAGGACGGCGGTGACACGGTTGATGACGTCTCTGACCGCGTCCAGCGGCTCAACGACGCATGCATCGCGGCTGACAAGCACGCCTGCGACCTAGAGCTTGTGCAGTGGATGTGCGAGGTCGGCGTCGGGTACCGGCTCGTGCTGCCGTCCAGCGAGATTGCCGATGGGAAGACCGACAGGCCGTTCGTAATCGCAACGCTCGACCCGCGCTCAACGTTCGTCGTGTACGACAACAGCGTGTTCCACGAGCCTATGTACGCCGTGACCACCGTGCGCAACCCGGAGACGGGAGAGGCTACACACACCGTGTACACGGCGGACTCGCGCTTCGTCGTTCGCTCTGGCCGCGTCATCGAGGCAGACTCCAACCCACTTGGAGCCGTGCCAATCGTCGAGTACGACGCGAACCCGGAGCGCATGGGCATCTTCGAGGCCGTCCTCTCGATATTCGACGCAATCAACGAGATTGAGTCGAACCGAGTCGACGGAATCGCGCAGTTCGTTCAGGCACTCATGGTTCTTGAGAACGTCGACCTCGGCTCCGACGATGACGAGCGGCGCAAGACGTTCTCGGAGCTGATGGACCTCGGGGCGCTCCAAATCTCGTCGAGCAGCGAGCTTCCGGCGAAGGTCTACACGCTCAACAGCGAGCTTAACCAGTCGCAGACGCAGACGCTCGTAGACTCGCTCTACAAGACAGCGCTCTCCATCTGCGGCATGCCATTCAACGTCGGCGGTTCAGCGTCCACGAGCGACACCGGGGCGGCTGTCACGATGCGAGACGGATGGTCCAACAGCGAGAACCGCTGCAAGGAGACCGAGACCATGTTCAAGAGGGCGGAGCGGCGCTTCCTGCGCCTCGCGCTCTCAATCATGGACGTGAGCGAGGGCCTCGGACTCGACCCCGCGTCCGTCGAAATCAAGTTCACGCGCCGCAACTACGAGGCAATCCAGAGCAAGACGCAGGTCCTTACCACGCTTCTCGGCTGCGGGAAGGTCGCACCTAGGCTCGCGTTCCAGTACTGCGGCATGTTCACAGACCCAGAGGACGCGCTCGACCAGTCAATGCGCTACGTGGAGGAGCGGGAGCAGAAGGCCCGAGAGGCGTTCTCGTCTGGCGGCTCCGACGATGGCGATGGCGAAGAGGCCAACACCGCCGATGACGGCGGAGGCGATAAGGCGGGCGACGGCGTAACCGTCGCAGGACAGGGGAAGCGACCCCCGGCACCAAAGCATAGCCAAGGGAAGGACGAGTAATGCACAGGGACAAGCTCAGGGAACTGCTCGGAGAGGCCGCGACCGACGAGGTAATCAACGCCATCATGGACGCGAACGGCAAGGACATTAACGCCGCGAAGTCCGGCAAGGATAACCTCAAGGCGCAGCTCGCGGAGGCTCAGTCGAAGGTCGACGAACTCACGAAGGCGAGCGAGGCGAACCTCAGCGACACGGAGAAGTGGCAGAGGGCCATCGACGATGCCAACAAGCGCGCCGACAAGGCACTCCACGACCTCAGCGAGCAGAGCGCGGTCGCGGTGTTCGCAGCCGCAGGCATCGGAGAGGACGAGTACAAGGCGTTCATGCCGTCAATCGTCTCCAACGACCGCAAGGCCACGGTCGCAGCAGCGAAGGCAATCTCGGACATGGTGTCAGCCAAGGTGGCCGCAGCGAGCGAGGCGGCGGAGAAGAAGAGCCTCGGCGGAATGAAGCCTCCTGCTGGAGGCGACCCCAGCGACGGGACCGTGGCAACGAAGAAGGAGTTCATGGCTCTTCCCTACGCGAAGCAGGTGGAGCTTCGCACGCAGAACCCGGAAATCCTCAACCAGCTCTCCTAGCAACAAGACGTAAGGAAAGAAGGAACAAATGGCAACCTACCTCGGTTATCCATTCGATGCAGAACTCTTCATGGCTAACTGGTTCAACCAGCCGGACCCCACGAAGGCCGCACTCGTTGACTCCGGTGCCATGGTCGAGGACGCATCCATCGCGAACGTAATCTCCAACGGCGGCGACCTCTACACCGTTCCGTTCTACAAGCCCCTCGGCGGCACCCCCGGCAACTACGACGGCAAGACCGACGTCCCCGTCGAGGACGCCTCCGGCGACTCCGCGTCCGGAATCGTGTACGGAGTGACTCAGGGCTGGGCAGAGTCCCAGTTCGTCCGCGACTACAACTCCGGCGCTGACCCCATGGGCGCTCAGGTCATTCCCGGCGTCGCGAAGTTCTACCAGAAGCTCCGCCAGAAGTACATGCTCGGCATCCTCGGTGCTGTCTGCGGCCTCACCGACATGAAGTCCCACGTCATCTCCTCCGACGCACCCATCGACGCCACCACCCTCGGCGACGCCGCCGTGGACGCCATCGGCGACCAGTCCGACACCATCTCCCTCGCGTTCATGCACTCCAAGGTCGCGAACTCCCTCGCGAAGAAGGAACTTCTTGAGTACGCGAAGTACACCGACGCAAACGGAATTCAGCGTCAGGTCCGCAACCTCGCGTACATCAACGGCATGGCCGTCATTGTCGATGACTCCGCGCCCATGACCGCAGCTACCAGCGGCTCCGGCGCAAAGCCCGCGACCTACACGACCTACCTCCTCGGCGTCGGTGCCATTCGCCACGCTGACGCTCCCGTCGAGGTTCCCGTCGAGGTCGTTCGCGAGGCAATCAAGGCTGGCGGCAAGAACACCCTCGTCACCCGCAAGCGCGAGACCATCCACCCGAACGGCTTCTCGTTCACGAAGCCGACCTCCGGCTACACGGCCTCTCCGACCCTCGCTCAGCTCTCCGACAAGGCGAACTGGTCGCTCAAGTTCGACCCGAAGTCAATCTCCATCGTCTCCGTCACCACGCAGGCGTAAGGACCCGTCATGGCCCTCACAGACTCGGACAAGCTGAACCTGACGAAGGCCCTCGCAGGAGGCGGCAGCGACGTGACAGACGCGCTCGCCGCCTCCTACCTGAACGTCGCCAAGGACAAGATTCTCGCGATGCGGAACCCGTTCTCCGCCGACCCGTCCGAAGAGGCGTGGGAGGCGCGCTACGACACGCTCCAATGTGAGTTCGCGGCTGACATGATTAACCGTCGTGGCACCGAGGGCGAGCTTACGAACACCGAGAACGGAGTCACGCGCAAGTTTGCGTCTGACGGAGTCTCCCCGTCTCTCGTCCGTCGCGTAGTACCGAAGGGGAGGCCGCTCTGATGCGCATGGCGGAGCGGAACAAGAGGGACCTCTGGCTCTCCAAGCCGGAGCTTGTCGAGCTTACGGACGAGGACGGCGTCGGAACCGCGGAGTACGTCTCAAAGTGGTCCGCGCCCGTCCACCTCCGCGCCAACGTCTCGGCACCGTCAGGGGACGCGACCTCCTCTCCGTTCGGCGAGTCCATCGACTACGACCTCTCCGTCGTGATGGGCGACAACGACCTCTCGATATCCGAGGGGGACGTCATGTGGGCGCTATCTGAGCCTCAGACGGCTGATGACGGACAGCCAGTCATGACGGACGCATACGACGTGAGGGCCGTCTCTCAGTCGCTCGACTTCTTCTCAATCGCGCTCAAGCGTAGGGAGGTGCGCTGATGGAACTCTCGACGGACCTCTCCGTAGACTCGCTCGGGGCGCTAGAACGGGCGCTTGAGGCTATGGGAGACGGCGTAGAGGACGGTGCGGAGCGTGGCGCGCTCGCGCTCGCCACCGAGGCCATGAACGTAGCCAAGGCTGCTTGCCCCACCGACACCGGTTCCCTCAGCGCGTCAATCCACACGGAGAAGACCGGCTCTGGGTACGACGTTGTCGCGAGCGCTCCTTACGCCGCGTTCGTAGAGTTCGGCACCGGAATAGGCACACCTTCTGGCAACCCGTTCGACGCGAAGGCAATGTCCGGTGGCGGATACTCGGTCAACGCCTCCGGCAAGGGCGAGGAGGGCTGGGTCTACCCGAAGGACGGCGGATTCTTCCTCACGCACGGCCAGAGCGGCAAGGGGTTCATGGCCGCAGGGGCCGAGGCAATCCGCGATGAGGCCGCGTCCGTGATGCTCTCCTACGTGATGGGGGCGGGCGAATGAACGACTTCTCGGCAAAGTACACATCTTACGTGAAGGAGCAGGTCACTGCCAAGTTCAAGAGCTGCTTCGTCACTACATCGCCCATCAACTCTAAGGACCGAAAGCTCCCAGCCCTGCGCCTGAGCTACACCTTCCCGTCCCCGACGCCCGGCACCGAGGACAGCTCTGGCTCAGAGGTCTGGACTAGGACGAAGGTCACGGCAGAAGCCTACTCAGGCACGAGCATGCAGGAGGCCAAGTCAATCATTGCTGTAGCGGACGAGGCATTCTACAGGCTCGGATTCAGGCGCTCGAACCTATCTGAGGTACCGAACGCCGACACGTCAGTAAGAAGGGTAGCGGCCACGTGGCGGGCCTCTGTTGACGCCACCGGCACGACCGCTAATTGGTAGAAAGGGAGTCCAACATGGCACTCACCGCAAGCAAGACCCCGACCAGCACCATTCATTCCTACCTCATGCACCTTGAGGGTTCCATCACAGGGAGCGCACCGACCAGCTCCGACCTCTCGAAGTTCAAGAAGGTCATGGACATTAAGGACTACCCCGACATGGGCGGCAAGCCCGACACCATCGAGACAACCACGCTCTCCGAGGACACCCAGACCTCCGTCAACGGCGTCCAGAAGCTCGACTCGTTCGAGTTCACCGCGAACTACACGAAGGACACCTACACCGCGATGAAGGAGATTGACGCGAAGGGCAACGACGAGTGGTGGGCGCTGTACCTCGGCGCGGCGGCTGACGGCGTGACCCCTGACGGACACGACGGCATCTTCGTGTGGAAGGGCGGCTCCACCACCTACCTCACCAGCGGCGCTACCAACAAGGTCCGCGAGATGAAGACATACATCTCCGCTGGCACGAAGCCCGTCATGGTCGAACCGGCGAGCGCGTAACAGCAAGGACGTAAGCGATAGGACTGCACCCCGACAGGAAGGAAACGAGAATGGCAAGCAACAAGAAGACCGACTTTGACAAGCTCGTCGAGGAGGTCGGCACCCACGACCACATCGTCATCGACGATGGAGACGGCAACGAGTACGTCATCCGCTACCCGCGAGCTGTCGTTCGCAAGATGGAGTCTGACGGCACCACCATCGAGACGGTTCAGGAGGAACTTGCTGAGGGCACCCTTCACGGTGCTGAGCAGTTCGTGAAGGACTTCGTGCTGCCGGGCCTCAAGAGCGACCAGCCCAAGATTACCTTCGACGAGGCGCTTGAGCTGTGGGAGGCAGTCGGCGACAAGGAGACGCTCATCTCCTACATGAGCGTCCTCTTCACTCAGGGCGTCCGCGCCATCACAGGAAACCCTATCACCGAGAGCCGCATGAAGTTCCGTCTGGTGTAGCGGACACGGCTCTAGGCGACGAGTACGACGGCCCTGAGCCTATACACCACCTGTTCTCAGAGGCCCTCCCGGTCGCCCTGTCCATGGGGATGACTGCGGAGGAGTTCTGGTACGGGGACCCTTGGCTCTTCGCAGCGCACAGGGAGGCTGAGAGGCTTGGGTCGGAGCGCCGAGACTGGGAGAGGTGGCAGTCCGGCGCTTACGTTTACGACGCCTTGCTACGCGCGTCAGCTGTCCTCAACCCGTTCTCCGGCAGAGACAGGGCTGGCGACTGGATTGAGCGCCCGTACGGCCACGAGGGCGAAGAGGAGCCTGTTGACGCGGCCACGAGGGCAATCAACGAGCGGGCAGACCACCAGAGGTTCGCCGAGTGGATTCTCGCCCACGGGCCTCAGTAGGTGTAGAGGTTCGGCGATGGTGGCTGCACCCCCGGAAACGGGGACAACATGGCCGACGCAAGCATTGACCAGCTCAGGATAAGCATAGAGGCAAAGGCCGCGAGCGCGAAGAGCGAGCTGCGCGGCCTTTCTCGTGACGTTGGCTCGCTCAAGGGCAAGGTCGGGCCAGCTGCGGATTCGTTGGAGAAAATGTCTGCGGCGCTCGGCTCCGTAGGCTCCAAGAAGGCCGCTGCGAACACGCTCAACGGAGTAGCTAACGCGGTACGCAAGCTCGACGGGGTGAAGGTCTCGTCGAGCCTCGCAAACCAGATAGGCAGGATTTCCAGCAGCATCAGCGGACTCGGCAACGTGAGCGCCCTCAACACGCTCGCGAAGGGCGTCGGCGAGCTGCAAGGCAAGAACGTCGAGTCGACGCTCGGCTCTAGGCTCAAGCGCGTCGCAGATGGCGCAAGCGCACTCAACGAGGCCAAGATTGAGCCATCCAAGGTTCACCAGCTCGCTTCGGTCCTCAACGAGCTTTCAAACGTAAAGTCCTCCTCAATATCCACGACCATAAACGCGCTGAGGCGTCTCCCAGAGGTGGCGCAGGCGCTCCATAGCACGGACTTCAAGCAGGTCGCCGAGGACGTTCGCCAGCTCTCTAGGGCGCTCGGTCCGCTGCCGCAGAAGATTAGCGCCATCCGCTCCTCGTACAGCGGACTCGGCTCTCAGGCGTCTCGCAACCTCAAGTCCATCAGCTCGGCGACCGACGATGCGTCATCGCACACAGAGTCGTTCCGTCAGAGGCTCGCGAACCTCGCGTCGACGATAACCGTGTTCTCCATCGTCCGCAACGGAATGAAGGCCATCGCCGGGTCAATCGGCTCGCTCATAAACGAGGCCAACAAGTACATAGAGGACATGAACCTCGTCAACGTCGCCATGGGCGACTACGCTGGTCAGGCTAAGGAGTACGCGAATCAGGTCTATCAGGCGCTCGGAATCGCGCCTCAGGACTTCCTCCGCTCCGAGGGCACGTTCACGACGATGGCGCGAGGCATGGGCATCGCGTCCGGCGAGGCCGCGACGATGGGCCAGCAGCTCACGCAGCTGTCCTACGACCTCGCGTCGTTCTACAACATCTCCTCGGACGAGGCCATGGAGAAGGTGCGCTCCGGCCTCGCGGGGCAGATTAGGCCGCTGCGCGAGCTTGGCTTCGACCTCTCGGAGGCCAAGCTCAAGGAAGAGGCCATGGCTATGGGCATCGACGAGAACGTCGAGTCCATGACGCAGGCCGAGAAGGCGCTCCTGCGCTACAGGGCGATGCTCAATCAGGTTTCGTGGGCGCAGGGCGACATGGCGCGCACTCTCGACTCACCGGCAAACGCGCTCCGCGTCTTCCAGAGCAACGTCAGGAACGCCGCCAAGTCAATCGGAACGATATTCCTTCCGATGATTAAGGCAATCATGCCAGCGGCAATCGCGGCGGCTAAGGTTGTTGCGACGCTCGCGAACATGATTGCGAACCTCACGGGAGGCGCGCAGATTGCGGCGGTCAACTACGGCGGCGGAACCAGCGTCGGCGGCGGTGGCGGAGGCGATGACGAGGGCGCATCGCTCCCCTCCGGTGGCGGCGGAAGCACAGGCGGCAGCGGAGGAGGCAGTAACCCGACCGCCAAGAAGTACAAGGGAATAGGGGACGCCGCAAAGCAGGCGGCGAAGGAGGTCAAGGAGCTTAAGCGTCAGGTCCTCTCCTTCGACGAGATTAACAAGCTCAGCGACAACACGTCGAACGCTCTCGGTGGAAACGGAGGCTCCGGCTCTGGCGGAAGCGGAGGCAGTGGCGGCTCCGGAGGCTCTGGTGGAGGCTCAGGCGCCGGTGGCGGCGGCTCGATGCCAATCCAGACGTACGACTTCCTCGGCAACGCCAAGGGAATCGGCGATGACATATTCAACGCGCTCATGGACGTCGCGAAGCGCGCCGCGATGGCGCTCGACCCGCTCTACGAGGCCGTCAAGCAGACTGTGGACGCCATCGGCAAGCAGTTCGAGGGACTCGACATTGCTGGCGCAATGGCGAACGAGCTTGTCGCGGCGGTGAACCTGTTCTCGAACTTCGCGCGCAACGTGGTCGAGATTCTAGGCCCAATCGCAGTCGCGTTCAACTTCCCCGAGACTGCGGCATACGCATTCGACCTCGCCGCGCAGATGATGGACACGTTCTCTGCCGCACTCAACGGCGTCGGGACGATGATTGGGAACTTCTCGCGCGAGGCAGTGTTGCCGCTCGTCGCTTGGATTGGCGACAAGCTCCGTGGCGCCATAAAGGTGTGCATAGACGTACTGTCCAGCTGGCAGACGTGGTTCGTACAGAACACGCAGGCGCTCGCGAACCTCGGCAAGGCAGCAGGCGACGGCGCTAACCTCGTCCTTTCGTTCGCTAGGGCTGTTGCTGACCCGCTCTTCGACGCTGCTGCGGAAGCGTTCAAGGGCCTGAACACGGGCATCCAGAGCATACTCACGACGCTGGTGAACTCTAGCGCCGCAATCGTCATGGCTCACTCGCTAGGAGCGGCTCTTGCAGCTTGGGCGCTAGGCGGGGCCTTGGAGTCCGGACTCAACGGCATCTCGACGGCGTTCACGAACCTCGCCAACACCATCGCAATCCACAACGCGAAGGCTGGACAGACGATGGGCGTCTACGACGGACTACGTGGGGCGGTGAACAACCTACACGACAGCGCTTGGCTCCTGTCTCAGGAGATGGGCACGGCTCTCGCCCCCGCGATGCAGCGCGTACAAGAATATTCGAACAAGGTCAACGAGAAGCTCTCTGACATGGCCGTCAAGTTCGTGTACACGAAGGACGGCGTCAACGGGTTCAAGAACGGACTCTCCGAGTCCAACAGCATTGTCGAGAGGGCTAGGAGCTACCACGACAAGCTGCGCTCCTCGCTCGACAGCAACGTCAAGAAGCTCGCAGACGCGCGCGTGGCGACACGCAACGCGGCATCGACGTACGAGAACCTCAGTGACAGCGCAGGCGTGCTTGAGACCGCACACGCGAAGCTCGCCGTCAAGGTCGCATCAGCAAACGAGAGGATTCAGCGCGGAAAGACCGAGATTGACGCGGCGAAGCTCTCGTCCTCTGCGTTCGCCACTCAGGAGGACGCTGCCGCAATAGCCGCGCAGGGAGTCGGGACAAGCTCCGCCGACGCCGCCGTCAAGATTGCGTCCGGCACAGCAGCGAAGGCAGCGGCAAGCGCTGCGTCCGTCGCCCTGTCCGTAGGGGAGAGGGCCGCTGCCGCAGCTACAGGAATGCTCTCTGCCGCCATGAACGCTATCCCCGGCATGGTGCTCGCAACCATCCTCGGTGAGCTTATAGCCCACTTCTCAGACCTCACCAACTGGGTTCGCAACGTCGCGAACGGTTTCCAGCACCTCGTGAAGGACGTCCCCGTGCTCAGCTGGCTCGGGAAACTCGTCGGCGCAATCGGGAACGTCGTTGGCTGGCTCGGCGACATGTGGGGCAAGCTCACTGGTACCGCAGACGCCACCGGCAAGGTCACGGACACCACGAAGGAGGCCAACAAGGTCCTCTCCGAGGAGCAGCAGCGCATCAAGGACAACGTTGACTCAATCAACGAGTACGACAAGTCCCACAACAACCTTCGCGACGCAATCAAGCTCTCCGGTTACAGCGTCAAGGGCTGGGCCAAGCACCTTGAGGATATCGGCACCACGTTCGATGACCTCAAGAGCAAGCAGGACCAGTTCACGCAGAACACCATAAACTCGTTCGACAAGATAGACACCAGCTCTCAAATGTCGCTCAGCGACATGGAGAACAACCTGCGCTCGAACATCGAGACGCAGAAGCAGTGGTCGCAGGACATGCAGCAGCTCATGCATGACACCGGCCTCAGCTCGAACGACGCCCTCATTCAGGCTCTCGAAGAGGGCGGACCCGAGAAGTTCTCCGGCGCCCTCCACGAGCTTGTCACGTCCGGCAGCGCGAAGGAGCAGGAGTTCGCCGACCTCGGAAAGAAGGGCGGAGACGTCCTCTGCGCGTCAATGGGCCAGGCGCTCTCAGGCGGCAAGACAACCGTCACGAGCGCTGGCTCTGGACTCGCCGACGCAGCGGCGAAGGGCGCGTCTTCCGAAGGCTCAAAGGCAAAGGCGAAGGCTGCTGGCAAGGGCGTAGGCAACAGCGTTTCAAGCGGCGTCAGCAGCGGCAAGGCGTCGGCCAAGAAGAGCGGCTCTGACGTCGCTTCTGCCGCAGCGGGTGGCGCGTCCAGCAGCTCCGCGAAGAGCAAGGCGAAGTCATCCGGCAAGAAGCTCGCAGACTCGATGGCGAGCGGCGTCAGCAGCGGGAAGTCAGCCGCCACGAGGGCAGCTTCTTCCGTCTCCTCAGCAGCGGCAACGGCGTTCGGGAAGAGTTCTTCGAGCGCAAATAGCGCCGGAAGCAAGCTCGGGCAGTCGTTCGCGAGCGGCGTGTCCTCTGCGTCAAGCAGGGCGAGGAGCGCCGCGAACAGCGTCAGAAGCTCGGCGACGAATGCGCTCTCAAGTGGTGGTGGAACCAGCGGCGCAAGGAGCGCCGGAAAGAACCTAGGCGAGTCGTTCGTCAGCGGCGTCTCCTCGAAGCAGGGTTCTGCAAGCAGGGCAGGCAGGAGCGTTGCGAGGAGCGCTAAGGACGGCATAAGCGGCCACAGCGCATACGGGGCTGGACAGAACTTCGGATGGGGCTACGGAGACGGAATCAGCTCCACAAGAAGCTACGTCTACACGTGCGCTTGGAACACCGCCGTCGCGGCAATCAACGCCGTCAACGCCGCCCAGCGCTCGGCGTCTCCGTCGCGCGTCATGAAGAGGTCCGGTAGCTGGTTCGGACAGGGATACGGCATCGGAATCGATGACACTAAGTCGTTCGTGTCCAAGAAGGCCGCTGGAATAGCCGACGCGGCAATCGGCTCCGTTGGGAACATGGAGGCCGCAGGAAAGCGCCTCGGCTCCTCGCTCGGAAACGGTTTCGCGTCAACGTTCGACGGCTCGCGCATGGCCGACACGGTGTCCTCTGCGATAGGCAGCACCTACGCAGCCGCGAGGACGGCCATAGCGCGCCGCTCGTTCTCGCTTGACACCAACGTCACGGCCTCGCACGCAGGAGGTCCAATCACGGTCGATGATGCGGCCATGAGGGCGATAGCCGAGGCCGTCGAGCGCGGAATGCTGTCGGTGTCCATGGGCGGAGGCTCTGGCGAGGCCGGAGGCTCTGAGACTCTCGTTCTCCGAGTCGACGGTGAGGAGCTTGCGAGGGCAACGGCTCGCGGCAGGGACAGCCTTCGCAGGCGCGGCGTTGAGATTGAGTTCGACTAACTAGGAGGTGGCCGGAATGTCGGCGATTCTTGCGGTGGGAACGGATTCCGGCCATCTCGTCGAGATTCACCCAGACCCTTACAAGTACACGTGGGGCCTACAGGACGTGAGCGGCACGGACGCGGGGCGCTCGCTTGACGCTGGCGCGACCATGTACAAGCAGCGAATTACGCAGAAGCGCAAGATTAGCCTCGCGTGGAGGAACCCAGACCACGTGACGGTTGGGCGCATCCTCCGCGCGTTCAACCCGGAGTACGTGTGGGTGCGGTACTTCGACTCGATGGAGGACGCCATGGCAGTCCGGCAGTTCTACGTCGGAGACCGCTCCGCGCCTCTGCGCTGGTACAACACGCTCGGCGGCACGCGGTATCAAGAGCTGTCGTTCGACATTATCGAGAGGTAGCCAATGCAGGCGATATCTACGGGATTCAGCAAGGCGCTGTTAGAGAACTCCACGCTGCTCGTGAAGGCGAGCCTCAAGCTCGCTGACGGCACCACGAAGGAACTCACGGGGGATGACATTACGGCGCTCTCGTACGAGCAGGCGACGAGTTCGGACCAGTCGTTTGACGTCGGCTCCGCAATCATCGGCAAGTGCAGCGTCACGCTCAACAACCACGACAGGCGCTTCGACGATTACGACTTCACAGGAGCCAAGATAACCCCGTACGTCGGCAAGACTCTTGGAGACTCAACTACCGAGTGGCTGCGCAAGGGTACGTACGCCGTTGACCAGCCCGACTCGTACGGCGGAACAATCAAGCTGAGCTGCCTAGACTACCTCACTAAACTTGAGAAGCCATACTCGTCGTACGCTGGCATAGGTTTCCCATGCAGCGCATACGACCTGCTCTACAAGCTGTTCAAGGACAACGGGCTGACGCTTGACGATTCAGACTTCGACCCAGCGTATGACCCGACTCTAACGAGAAGGCCAAGCTCGACGAGCCTCTCACTATTGCAGGTCGCGTCGTATCTAGCACAGATGTGCGGAGGCTTCATACGATGTATGATGGACAAGCCGCGAGCGAAGATATCGTGGTACGACACAGGGTCAATAGAGCAGGAGACCTGGCTCGACGGAGGAGACTTCTCAGGCTCGGCGTCCCCATACGACACTGGTTCTGCGGCTGACGGTGGCTCTTTCTCGGACTACACATCCGGCGACTCGTACGACGGCGGCTCGTTCACGACGAACAAGGCAATAGGTCACATCTACATGCCCAAGAGCGTCACCGTGATGACCGATGACGTAGTTATAACGGGCGTCCGCGTAACAGCTCAGAACGAGATTGTGACTGACGCAAACGGCAAGGAGACGAACGGGAGAGACGGAGAGACGTACCTCGCTGGCTCAGAGGGATACGTCATATCGATTGCAAACAACCCGTTCATAGAGTATGGGACCGCGCAGGCTTGCGCAGAGGCTCTGTACAAGCGAGTCGGAGGAATGAAGCTCAGGCCGTTCACCGCGACCGCTCCGTCTGACCCGTCAATCGAGGCTGGGGACCCAGTAGTCGTTTCAGACTACACAGGAGCGATGCACGTGTCGTACGTCACGAGCCTCAAGCTGTCCGTGAACAACTCGGAGACGTTCAAGTGCTCCGCGAAGTCAGCCTCGCGCAACAGCGCCGCTAGTGCGTCAGCGTCAACTCAGGCCATTGTCGAGACGCGAAACGAGATAAAGCGCTCTCTCAACTCGATAGAGTCCGCAAAGAAGGAGCTTGAGACAAAGATTGGCGAGAAGTCTGGGCTGTACCACACCGAGGAGACAATCGCTGACGGCTCGACAATCTACTACCTCCATGACAAGCCGACCATAGGCACCTCTGGGATAATCTGGAAGATGAACGGGAGCGCCGTCTCTGTCTCCAAGGACGGCGGAAAGACGTGGAAGTATGGCGTAACGGCAGACGGGGACGCGATACTTGAGAGGGTATACGCAAAGGGAATAGACGCGGACTACATCAAGAGCGGAACTCTCGACGCCAACCTCGTGTCAATCAAGAACCAGATGCTTCTTGGCGATGACAACAACAACGTCAGAATGTCCAGCTCTGGCCTTGAGATTGTCCAAGGCGGGCGGAGAATGTCTCTAATCGGGAGAAACGAAGAGTTCGCAAGCTACGTGTACTCAGACTACGGGATGTTCTCGTCGTGGGCGTTCGACATAACGCATGACTCTGGCAGCACTGCGTTGAGACAGGTTGGCCGTGAGTACGTGTCGAACTACAAGTACTACATAGACGGGAACAAGGTATACAACCCGGTCGAGCTTGCTGGCAACGACAAGAGCGACCTAAAGTACGAGTTCTGCGTGACCGTTAACGAGCTTACGATTGACGGCGATGGCAACAGGGCATCGACTCTAAACCAGATAAGGAGCGACAAACTCACCGTCAAGTACGACTCGCACAAAGACTCGTCTGACACGTCAGCAGACAGCTACTACTGCGCCTACATATGCAAGACGCCGACAAACAACCTCACCGTGAATGTCACAATGAACTCGGTGGGCGGCGTCGATGGCCCGTACTTCAACCTCATGGCATCGTACGACGCATCGACAATGCCTAGCAACGAGAAGAAGACGTCCGGGAACGTGACAACTCTCGTGAAGGGATATTACGTCCAGATAGTAGGCGTCTCGGTGAAGGTCTATGCGTCTGGCTACGGCATGGAGTTCTCTGTGAACGGCTCCGACGTCGTGACTTACGACAACATACGCGACGCGATAGCAGGAGACTCAGGACTTGAGGCGTACACGGGTTCGCTGAACATAATGACCGTCTACAACAACATGCCCAAGTCGTATGGGCTGACGTTCAAGAACGGTCTACTCCTGAGCTTCTCGGCAAGCTAATGCACGCGATTCTGTAGGCTGCGCTGTAGATAGATGTATGAACACTCGCATTTACTTCTGGGGGCCTGACTTGGAACCATGGATTGCACAGCTGCTCGTGTCGGTGCTGACGATAGTAACGACCATCACGATTGCCATACGCAACAACCAGCGTGGCGACGAGGACAAAGACCAGAAGATGCTCGACAAAATTGGTGACCTCAAGTCAGCTGTGCTCCTCGGCAATCAGGACTCAGCGGCAACGCGCAAGGAGGTCTCAGAGCTAAAGACGGATATCAAGGCGCACTCAATCCAGCTCACGCAACAGGCGGTGCGTCTTGATAACGTCGAGGCGACTGCGAGAGAAGCAATAACTGCCACTCGCGAGCTTCAACACCGCCTCGACGTAATGCAGGAACCGGACGAAAGGGTTGGTGGAAGTGATTAACTGGAAGGTACGCGCATACAACAAGAATTTCTGGCTCGCGCTCATTCCCGCAGCGCTGCTGCTCGTACAGGCGGTGCTCGCTTGCTTCGGAGTGACGTGGGACTACACGCAGGTGTCTCAGGAGCTTATCGGCGTCGTGAACGCTCTCTTTGCCGTGCTCGCAATAGTCGGTGTCGTGAATGACCCGACCACTGCCACGCTCAGCGACTCAGCTCAGGCAGCAGCCTACGACCGTCCGCGAGATGACTCCAATGAGGCCGATTAGGTTGCCCGAGAAGAGGCAGTGCTGCATGTGCGGAAGCCCCATGGTAGAGGTCCTGCGCAAGGTGACGGACCCTGCGCGTCAGGACTGGCAGTGCCCGCGCTGCCTCCACGTGGAGCACGACGTGTACGGTGACGATTCGGGAGATGACGAGCGATGACGCTTACGTACAACCAGAGGGCCGCTGAACTCATGCTGCACCTCGTCACCCACAGCGCCCACGGGTACAGCCAGCCGCACCGCGCCGGAGACGGCACGATAGAGACGGTCAAGCTCAGCGACGGCACCGTCACCACGGTACACGGCGGCGACTACGACTGCAGCGAGGCAGTGCGCATGTGCTACGTCGCGGCGGGCGTGCTGCCGCGCGGGTGCTACATGTGGACGGGCAACGAGGCGAGCCTCCTGAAGGCGCACGGATTCGCGTCCGTCGGCCTCGGCGACCTCCGCGTCGGAGACGTGCTCCTGCGCAGGGGCCACACGGAGATGGTCGCGTCGGTCGGCGGAAGGCTCATGCAGGCGGGCTTCCGCATTAGCGAGCACCGCACCATCAATGGCCGCAAGGGCGACCAGACCGGATACGAGTCTGCGTACAGCGCGCTCAATCCCGGCGCGTGGTCGTGGGCGTACCGATACGTGGGAGGACAGCCCACGGGAGCTGCAAAGGCCACCGTGCATGACGCGACCGTCTCTATGTCCATACCGGCAGGGACGTACCGGTGCGTCGTTGACGCCCTCAACGTCCGCTCTGGCGCAGGTACCGGATTTGCCAAGGTCGCGCAGTACCACAAGGGTGATACCGTTGTACTCGACGGCAGCGCGACTGTCGCAAATGGCTGCGTCTGGGGACGATACGTCGGTCGCTCTGGCAAGACGCGCTACGTCGCAGTAAGGACCACTGGTGGCATGGACTACCTGCGCAAGGTTGGCTCCGCTGCAAAGCCAGCCGCGAGTCACACCGCTAGGCAAGCAGCAAGCTCCTCGGTGCCAGCAGGACGCTACACCTGCGTCGTGAACGCGCTCAACGTGCGTTCGGCTCCGACAACGGCGTCTGCCGTCGTGGCAAAGTACCGCAAGGGCCAGAGCGTGACGCTCGATGGGTTCTCGACCACTGCCAATGGCTGCGTGTGGGGCCGGTACACGGGGGCGAGCAGCGGCAAGAAGCGCTACATCGCTGTTAGAGCGCTCTCTGGGGCGACGTACCTGCGCAAGCAGTAGGGGAGAGCGATATCGGAACAGAGAAGGGGCATGGGCGACGGCCTGTGTCCCCTCTCTTTTACGCCATCGGGCACGCATGGCGGCGCTCGCGAGATGACAATCAGCTCAGAAGAAACGGGAGGTGCGACAAGTGGCAATACAGATGCGAAGGGGCAAGTACGAGCTTCTCGACCCGTCTAAGCTCATGCCCGGCGAGTGGGCAATCGTCCTAGAGTCTGACCCTAACGGCACTGGCGGGCGCTCGCTCTACATGTGCTTCTCGCCCGGAGTCGTTAAGCGGATAGCGACCGCCGAGGACATGGCGACAATCATCGCCAACGCGGAGCCAGAGGTGTCGGACAACATCATGAGGATTGCCACCGACACGAACGACTCCATAACGGCGGCTGAGGCAAAGCGCGTCACCGCCGAGAACGCTAGGGTGAGCGCTGAGGCGTCGCGAGAGAGCAAGCAGGCGTCCAACAACAGCGCGCAGACGTCGAACAACAGCGCTCAGTCCAGCAACAACAGCGCCCAGACTCGGAACAACTCGGCGCAGTCATCGAACGACACCGCTCAGGCCAAGAACAACGCCGACCAAGCCCAGAACAACGCAGCCGCAAAGGGAATGACGTTCTCGGTGCTCTCCTCGTCTCAGTACGCGAAGACCACCGACAACGCCCACAACAAGCCGACCATCACCGGCAAGGTTGGCGTGATGTACCTGACGCCTCGTGTGAGCGGCTCAACCGACGATGACAAGTACGACCAGTGGATGTACATCAACTCTGCTTGGGAGCTGATGGGAGAGACAGGCTCCCACGTCGACCCAGTGACCACGTCTGATATCGACTCGATAACCAGCGGGACAAGCGTGACTGCTGACAGGTACCTTAATGCCACCGGCCTCACGTACTGGTGGGCCAAGGCGAAGAGTGCGCTCGGCTCCGTGTTCGCCTCGAAGTCCCACACGCACTCCGAGTATGACGTCACGAACCTAAGCACCGACCTGTCGAACCTGAGGCGCAAGGCATTGTCGCTTGAGAGCAGGGCAACGTCTCTCGAGACGAACGTCACGTCCCTAAAGAAGTCCATGCCCGTCTACTACTACAGCACCACGCCAACTGAGTCCACCGTCAAGTCAGACCACACCACGCCGTGCCTTGTCGTTGTCAAGGGCGGCGCGACGTACCTCGTGGAATAGGAGGACGAATGTCTCAGACAGAGTTGCCGACGCCCGAGTACGTCGCGAACCTGATTTACCCAGTCGGCTCGGTGCTGCTGCTCGAATCGAGCAAGACGCCGAACGGGGTCGGCATCCCGTTCACGTGGGAGAGACGCAGGTTTTCCCTCATTAACTGGGAGAACGGCATGAGCCTTGATGTTGCCCAAGCGAGCCATAATGCGGGAGCCAACGTTGACGTGTACCCGACGAACTGGACAAACGCGCAGCTGTGGCGATTCACCACGACGGTTGACGGCAAGAACGAGCTGAGGGCAAAGCTCGACATGTGGGTTCGCGTAGCCTAGGGAGGTAGACATGCTTTTCGAGAGAGAGAGAGAGAGAGAGAGAGTAAGGACGCTCGCGGCGGTGGTGCCGCATGAGCATGACGCAGCTGCACGGCGACACGGGCTGGGTGTGCGTCGCAGGGGTAAACGGCTCGAACGGCGTGTACTACCGCGTGAAGAACGGCTTCTGCACGGTATTCGGGGACGGTGGCTCGGTTTGGAGCGGGAACCCGCAGGCGAACAAGGAGGTGCTACTCGCGACGCTTCCTGCGGAGGCGCGGCACAGTCTTGCTCCGTCGATATGCGTGTACTGCGGGTACGCGAAGGACACGAAGAGCATGACAATGAAAGTGTACGCGGACGGTCGCGTGACGCTCTACGTATTTGGCACCGCGGGCGATTACTGGAACGGGGTCGTTACGTACCCAGTGTTGTAGGTCGTGCGGCGGTGGTCGCATGAGCATGAGTCTAGTCGCGCCACACGAGGAGGTCTTGTTCAAGTCCACGTCAGCCACGGGAACGCAGGTAGGCTCCGTGACCCTCGCGAAGGACGTGTCGAACTTCGACGCGATTCGCGTCGCGATGGCGAAGGTAGACGGAACGAACTGGAATGTCGCCACGTGCGGGGGTCCAGTCATCACGAGGGACGGCAAGGCTGGTGCGCACATGGCGTTCGTTTCCTCGCAGCTTGCCACCACCACCACGACTCAGATTGTGACGGCATCGCTGCTCGCGGAGGGCACGCGGCTCGCAATCGGCTCGGGGTTCTGGCTCAACACGAAGGCTCAGACGAGCAACGGAGGAGTCGTAGCAGCTGGCAAGGAAGACTCCTTCTCAAACTACAAGGTGTTCTACGTGATTGGTGTCAAGTTCCAGTAGCGCTCATGGCGGTGGTCGCATGAGCATGACTCAGCTCGCTGGACAGCCGAGGGTGCTCTACGACTCTGGTGGGTGGTACGTCTGCACGAACGGTGTTGTGGTGTCGATTTCCGCGAGAGTCAAGACTGGCTCAGGGAGCTGGGACAGTGTTAGTTGCCCGTACGTGCTCCCTCAGGAACTCCGGCCAAAAACTGTCATCAACGCTCCCGTGGCGACGCAAAATGGAGGCTCAATCACTGGCGTCATGTTCGTGAACACAGACGGCACAATAGCGGTTGGGAACCAAGGCGGAAGCGGCTCTGATGGAACGAGGATGGGTTCGATTAGCTACGTTGTCGTGTGACGGTTGAATTGATATCAGGCACTAGTGACAGATTGGAGGTCATATGGACTGTCCGACCATATATCGCGGCACCACGCCGACGATAACGCTGAACGTGCATGGCATCGACTTTAGCGACGCCGTGACGTGGCCCGTGGTCGTGGTCTCGCTAAAGGCAGGAGCGCAGCGCATCGACGTGGAGCGCGGCCAGCTCGCGATTGCGCAGAGCGATGGCGGCAGCACCGTCACGACGCAGCTCACGCAGGCACAGACGCTCGGGTTCGACGTGATGCGGCCAGTTGCCGTGCAGCTCAGGGCAAAGGCGGTTGACGGGAACGCCGTCGCCACGCCGATAGGCGACTTCATCATCAGCGACGTGCTGAGGGACGGTGAGATTTAGTGGCGAGTCAGGGAGTGTCTATAGACGTGGACATGTCCTCCATGGTGAACGTCGTTGCTGGCGGTGGCGGAAGCGACTTGCTGAAAAAGATTCTCGAAGGAGAAATAACGGCGCTTCGCGGCGAGGACACCAAGGGCATAACAAAAAATCATGGTTGACTATGCGCTTGGCAACTTAACGGCAAGCGTTGCCCCTAGAAAAATAAGGTCTTTCTCGTTTCCAGACGTTACGGAGATATGCACTAGGTCTTTTTCAAGCGCATCCGCAAAATTTATTAACCTTCCAAAATGCGGGATAATGCACACCTACGCATTTCAATATTCAAACATCGAAGCCATCGTTCTTGGAACCGAACTGCAAGACATATGCAGATATCCAAGTGGTGAAATGCCTGTCTCTGGTTTAATGGCGTCAACAAAAATCTACGTAGCAGACAAATTGGTTGACAAATATATTTCAGATATCAATTGGGGCGGCTCAATAAACGATGCAAGTAATAGGTTCAAGCCATTCTCCACGCTGCCAGACGAGTACAAGGCGCTGATGTGATGACTCAGTACAAGGCTTGCAGCAGGTGCGGGATACTTGGCGATACTAAACTTCCCCCGTCCATCGGCTTCTGCTGGTGGGCGGGGGATTTTTTGCGTTTCGGCGTGCTACCGAATCGTCCACTTTCCGCTCACGAGCATCCTTACGACCTCGGCTGCGTCGCGCGGGAATTCCACGCCGTTGAGCGCCCCGCTCCGCGTCTTTACGTACAGGTAGGCGGGCAGCATCTTCATGCCCTCGCCGCGCGTGGCGCGCGTCACCATCCCGTCCTCGACGTAGTAGTCAAGGTGTTCGTCATCGTCCAGCGTGTGCCATCCGTCGCTAGTCATGGACTGGTCTAGCCCTGTGGCAGACTTGCTCTCCATGTCCGCCCGCGCGAGTGCTTTTAGGTAGGCGCTCCCGCCGTGGTCTGACACCCACTCCCTCAGTTCCGCGTCCGCTGGGTACCATTTGACCGTCGTGCGTGTGACGTTCTCCGATTGGTACCTGCTCTGTGCCGCTCGCTCGGCATTCGTCCTAGGCATTGTGTCTCCTTTGTCCTATGATGTGCGATACGCTCCCCGCGTCGCGGGGATGGCCCGTATCACTCGGATTCTGGAACGTGTTCCACACCTACGTGTGGATGACCCGTATTATTCTGATTCGGGCAAGTGCTCCACACGCTCGTGTGGATGGCCCGCAGCCACTTCGTGTGGTCGCGGGCCTTTGCTTTACAACGTCGCGGCCTTGTTGACCAGCTTGTGCAGCTCGGCGCAGAAGGCGCGGTCCGTCTCGGGGATGCGGTATTGCAAGGTGCCGAAGACCTGCCTGTAGTCGGGGCCGAATGGTGTCCAGACCTCCTCCCAGCGGCCCTCGCCCGCGTGGTTTGTGATTATCTCTACCTCTGTGTCCCCGCGCTTGGCCGTGAAGTGGAGGTACCCTCCGCGTCCGTCGTAGAGGTCATCCAGTGCCGTGAGGTCGTACACCGTGCCGTCCGTATCCTCGTAAGTGTGCTCGCCAGTCTTCGTGTAGTGGCTCATCGTGGCTCCTTCCGTCGTTCTGTCCGTTGCTTACAAGTATAGGGGCGCACCCATACGTTTCAAGTATGAGTACACCCCTACATGTGAACGGCGTAAAGTTGTCGGTAGTCGGAGAGCTTTTAGTCCCAATTTGGTCCCTAATGCTATGTAGACACCGTAACTGTCGTACTTCTTGTATGTATAATGCGTGCTACACGCACTGCTTGTAATTGTCGTAACTGGCGCACATACTTGTGCAAGGACGTCGTGTATCGTGCCGGCACTCACGGCACCTGCGAAAGGATTGGAA